GATGGTGATGTCACTGGTAGTGTATTCGCTGACGACAGCACACTACTGGTAGATGGTGTGGCAGGTAAGATTGTCGGGGAAGTTGATAATAACAACGTCTATACAAACTTTATAGTTTCCCAAGATGGAATATCGCAAGTACAAATCGGAGATGGAAATACTAGCGGTGGTAAAACCGTTGTTCTTATTACGGAATATGTAAGAATACTTTCCGCGGTGCCATCTACAAGTATAGGTGTTAGCGATGATTACGTGGGATCAGTAGCATTTGACAGTACATATATGTACTACTGCACACAAAACCATGACGGTGTCACTAACATTTGGAAACGAGTTGCTTGGTCGGGCGACACTTGGTAAGATACGATAAATACATAAAATAGGAATAAAAAATGGCAAATAGATTTCCACTTATTGTTGACACTAGTTCGGGTAACCAAATTAAAGAATTGCCGTCTGGAGATAATCTTAATTTAACTGGCAACGGATTAGTAGGCGTTACTAGTTTATCAGTGATTAACAGTATAAGTTCTGCAACTGTTCAAACATCGGGCAACGCAACTATAGGTGGATCTGTTACTGTTACAGGTAGTATTTCTACTAACGCTAACTTAAATGTCACAGGTGTGGTTAGAATAAACGATACTAACATCTTAGAACTAGTAGACTGGGACGATTTAAATAATGTTCCTGCATTTGCTAATGTTGCAACAACTGGAAATTATAACGACTTAAACAATAAGCCCGTACTAGCAACTGTTGCAACAACTGGAAATTACAACGACTTAAACAATAAGCCCGTACTATCTAGCAGCGATATTATTAATGCTCTAGGATATACTCCTTACGATGATTTTAACCCCGAAGGATACATAAGTGAACTTTCATTAACTGGTTTAACTGATACACCCAACACCTATTCAGGTCAGGCTGGTAAGTTTTTACAAATTAATGGATCAGAAAATGGCATTCAATTTTCAACAACAAGTTTTACTTTAACATCAGGAGATGTTATAGATGCTCTAGGGTATACTCCTTATAACGGTCTTACTAACCCAAACAATTATCTAACTGCCGAAGCAGATACACTAGATGCTATTACAGATCGCAGTAACGCAACTACAAATAGTATTACAGTAGGAGGGTTGACTGCAAATGGGCAAGTTTCCGGTACATCACTAAGAAGTACAGGAAATCTATTGTTTGACACCAATGAAACAATAACTGTTGATTCAAACGCTGGAATATTGATCATCGGCGGCACTAGCACACTACAGATAAAAAGTCAAAGTGCAATTTCATTTTATAACAGTATCATACCCGATACAACCAATGTCTATGACCTAGGGTCAGACTCGAGATATTTTAGTAATTCGTATGTTCAAAATACAGTTTACTACGGTGATCTACAAGGTATTCCTGGAAAGTCTAATGTAACTATTGGCGCGGCTGGTAGTATTAATATTACTCCAGGAACTGCAACAAGTAGAGTTAGCATATTTGCAGGTGTGTTTCAGTTGCCAGTATTAACTACTACACAAAGAAATGCATTAACCCCGCAATTGGGTGACATAATTTACAATGAAACTACAAGTCAAGTTCAAGTATACGTTGGTATAGCGTCCTATGTTAGTTTTGTACCTACAGCAGGATGGGTTAACTTGTACAACCCTCCTGCGGCTCCGTAATATCGATAAATACTTAAAACGGGGATTAAAATGGCTATTCAAAATATCAATGTGGGCAACTCGGCTAACGACGGAACAGGTGATGATCTTCGAGAAGCCTTTATCAAGATAAATCAAAACTTTCAAGAGATTGAACTGATTGCATTTCAAAGTGCAGCAAACTTAGGTTCTGCTGGTGCTAGAGTGTACGCTAACACAGTTGACAACGTTTTAAATTTTAGACGTTTAGTTGCTGGAAACAGTGTAACATTACAAGAACTTGACAATACTATTGTTATTGATACCATATCCCCTACTGGTAACTTTATTATCACAGGCGATGCTGGAAGTTTGATTGCAGGTCCTGGCTTAAACTACAATATCTTTGGTGCCAGCGGAATTGTTGTAGGAATTAACGAAAATAATAAAACTATTACAATCAACGGTGCCTTGGTTAATGAAACAACACCAGTACTTGGTGGAAACCTTAATGCTAATAATAAACAAATTACAAATGTTAATTATATTGCTACACAAAGTATTGTAACACCTAGTGTCGTTGCAACAAAAGTGACACTGACTGATATACAAAGTTCAGAAACAGGAAGCGAAACAGTAAATTACTACGACTCTATAGGACGTTATATTGAGAGTTTTGATTTTGGAGAATTTTCAAGTATTACTAGCAACAGTATTTTAAGTTGGGTAATCAACCAAGTTGGAGTAGATTTTGGATCATTTGTTTCACCTACAGCAGGAACAGTTGATCTAGGTACAGTTGTATAAGGACTAAAAATGCTACCACAATGGACAGTACCAAATAATACAGAACTAGGAAGATTACCAGAAAATTCTGAAGTTTACATTCCTTTGCCGGTAGTGCAAATGCCAGAACTCAATACCTTTTTTTTAAGTGGTAGTTTGCCAACTGGTCTAGCAATAGAAAGAAATGCAATAGTAGGCACTGCTCCTACAGTTGTTTACAACACAAACTTTTCTTTTGTAATAAGAGCACAAACACCTGCCGGAGTACTAGATAGAACTTTTAGATTAATAGTTGAAAATTATCCAAGATGGACAGTACCAAATAATACAGAACTAGGTAATTTTGAAGAAAGAACAACTGTTAATATTGCACTTCCACTAGAAGAAACCTCTGATATAACAACTGAAGTGATCAGCGGGGAATTGCCTGCAGGACTAAGACTAGAAAATAACTCAATTGTAGGTACTCTATTTGAAGTTGCAAGAACTACACAAAGTACTTTTGTAATTAGAGCAAAAACGTCATCAAGCGAATTAGATAGAACATTTACTATTGTTACCAAAGGTCCGGATAATCCACAGTGGTTAACTCCTGAGGGCAGACTACCAGTTGGTCCAAATAACGTACTGTTTATTTTAGACAGCAGTTTTATTGATTTTCAACTTCTTGCTACTGATACAGACTTACCAGCAGGCGACAACTTAGAATTTTTTGTTGCCGACGGCGCAGGTGAATTACCACCTGGCATTGAGTTAACAAGAGATGGCAGACTTGTTGGCGTAGTTGATCCACTTTTAGCGTTAGATGTAAATGCACTAAATGCAGGGTACGACGTTGTAGAATACGGAAAGTATCCTTTTGATTATACTATTCCAAGTGATAACGGTTTAGACACATACTACTATGACACCAAAGGCTATGACTATAACATACCTACAAGAGCACCTAAAAAATTAAACAGAGTATACGAGTTTTATGTAACAGTTGCAGATAATGTGTCATTTGCAAAACGTCGATTTGAAATTTATGTTGTAGGCGACGACTTTACAAGAGCAGACAACACAATTATGAAGGCTGCCGATGGAGTATTTACAGCCGACATTACATACTTTAGAACTCCGGTATGGTTAACACCAGCAGATCTGGGTGTTAGAAGAGCAAACAATTTTATAACAGTATACCTTGACGTATTAGATCCTACAAACGTCGAAGGCGATATACTTTACTTTTTAGAAACTATTAACGACGACAATTCTAAGAGCGAACTGCCGCCAGGTATGACTCTAGATTCCGAAACTGGAGAAATTGCCGGTATTGTTCCATACCAACCAGCAATTACCAAAGAATATAAGTTTACTATTACTGCTACACGATTTAATGCAGAACAAGGTGTGGTTACTGTATTTGCTAGTTTTTACGAAGATGCCTTTTCTGGAACAAGCACATTCCGAGTTGCAAAACTACCAAGAACTCTCGTCGATGGCTTAGACGATTTGCAGTCGTTGGTGGGCAAAGAAATTGCTATAGAACAAAGATCGTATACTGTAGAAAGTGTTGACGGTAGTAACGTATTGTATGACACAATTACTCTTACTGAAACATTGCAGCCTACTCCAGCAGCAACACCACTAAATGTTACAAAAACTGCAACAGGAACAGACTATTTCTTTGTTACTACACTCAGCGAGTCGGATAAATTATTTTACTCTGGAAAGAATTTAAAGTTCAGTGATTCCGAAGTTTATAGAATCGGAAGTATCTATCCTTATGTTGAATGGAAAATTTCAACCAACAGTCTTACATCATATATCGAACTTAACGAAGGTGTAACCGGACCAGTTACTACTACAATTGCAAATAAATTAAATGAACTGTTAACTTCCAACGGTAATCCTGCTTATGTTACTATAACAGGCGGATCTAATATTACTGAAATAAGATTGGTTATTCCTGCAACTGCACAAAATAGAAATACCAGTTACATTAATAGCCTATTTCATACTTCCGATAGCACTGCCATTGTTCTAACACAAATTGGATTAAATGATAGAATACTATTAGATCAACCACTGACTAGAACATTTGACGTTGGCAGACAATTGAGTTTGGCTACCTATGTTGGTGCTGGATTTAGTAAATCGTTTCCACGTGCAGAAGTCGATACTGCATCAAAAAGCAAAACATTTACACTGAAACTGCTTGGAGAAATTGACAGTACAATTACATGGATCACTGACAGCAATCTTGGTGTTTTACCGGCCAACAGAATTAGCACACTGTCTGTTCAAGCAGAAAGTACAGTCCCTGATGCAAATATGAAATATAATCTAGTTTCAGGCAGATTGCCACCAGGATTAACACTGAAACTAGATGGAGAAATTGTAGGTAAAGTTCCGATATCGGGCACAGTAGAAAACCCTGGACTTACTTTCTTTGATAGCGGCACTACTACTTTTGACGGCAGTACTACTTCACTGGACAGAGACTATACATTTACAGTATTGGCAAGAGATCGATTTGGATTTAGTGCTGTTTCTAGAACATTTACTCTATCAATAAACGACAAAGACAATCTTACTTACAGTAATATTTTTGTTCAGCCATTTTTGATACCTGCTCAAAAACAATCTTTTGACGAATTTATCAATGACTCACGGATTTTCGATCCTAGAAGTGTTTACAGACCCAGCGATTCTAATTTTGGTATACAGAAAAAATTACGTGCGTTGATATATGCAGGAATTGAAACAAACGATATTGCAACTTTTGTTAGTGCAACAGCAAAAAATCACAAAAAGAAACGTTTCTTGTTTGGAGAATTGAAAACTGCGGTTGCTAAAAACCCAGGCAGCAACGAAGTAATCTACGAAGTTGTATATGTTGATCTAATAGACCCGGCTAAACCGAGGTCTGGAAAAGCAAAACAATTCTTCCAAACTGTAAATAGATCTGGAAAAATTACAGTAGACAGTGTTAAGTACGAACCATTAGACGACATATTTGGCGGACGTGATGGTTCTATTACTATAGACCTTGGCGGTAGAGACGGTGGAATTGCAATACCACTTGTGTCTGAGGACTTGATTATTATTGTAAGAGACGGCAGTGAAGTTATTTACAACGCAAACGGCGCACTGAGAGTTCTAACAAGAGATGGTACAAATATTGTGTTCAATGCTACTATTGTTCAGCCTTCGGGAGATGCCGGTGCTCCGTGGAGATTTAGATATAAACCAACTACAAACACTATTACAGCAGACAGTAACGCAATAAAATCATCACAGCAAAACGATGTTAAAAAATACATATCAAATATTGATAATATGAGAGCAAATATAAAAGAAACTGGAGAAAGTTCTAGAGACTTTTTACCACTGTGGATGCGTACTGCACAAAATGGCAGTTTATCGGAAATCGACTATGTATTAGCATTACCGTTGGTATATACAAAGCCTGGTTACAGCAGCACTATAAAAAATAATATCACAAATTCTGGGTTTGACTTTAGTTTACTGAACTTTGAAGTTGACAGATATATCATAGATGCAACAACCAGCAACAGCACAGAACAGTATATATTGTTCGCAAATTATCAATTTAACGTATAACAACGATAAATATTACAAATTAAGGAATTTAAAATGGCAAGTACAATTATAGCAAGTACAATAGATGAAAACTTCCCAGTAGCCGGGGTTGACAACGATAGTCAGGGGTTCCGTGATAATTTTAATATTATCAAGACTGCGTTAAATACAGCAAGAAATGAAATAGGTGATCTGCAGGACGGTGTTGCAAGAGTAGATCAAAACAATAACTTTGGTGGAAATCAAATCATCGAAGCAGCATTATTAGCAACCACACAACTTACCAATGAAACTTATGCTACTGGATTGAGCAGTACTACAAACGTAGATATTTCTTGGGGAACTGGACACGTTCATGTTATAAAAGTAGAATCGGATGTTACACTAAGATTCACTGACTTTGCCGCAGAAAACTATTCGGTTATGAGACTGTTCTTATACAGTGACGACAATGTATGGAATGTTACACTAACATCAGAAGGCGGAACTGTTAAGTATGCTACTGGCTATCCATCCCCTCTTACTGCAACATCGTCAACTGAACCAAAATTAATTGAAGTTAGTACATTTGACGGCGGCGTAACTGCATTTGTAAGATATCTTGGAATGTTTGCATAATGCACCCTATGTCAGAAGACTTATCGAAACTAACTGAGTCTCAGATTGAGCAAAAGTTGTTGAGATTGAATTCTATATACTTTATGACTGACAATGACGCCGTGAGACAACAAATGATTTTGTTGATGGATACATATAAATTAGATTTAGAAGAACGCCGTGTTGCTGCAAAACGTAAACAGCAAGAACAAGGCAAAGATGATCTTGACGATTTAATCAAAATCAACTAAAATAAGGTATGCTTTTGAAAACAGACAATCTCGGTATTCCGCGATTCAGTAATCGCGACTTAATTGATATGATATATTCGGGTCGACAGGACATGTGTCATGTTGTACTTTGCGATCCCAGTGACGATGTAGAAAAATTTAATCAAGCATCGGAAGAACTAGGGTTGCCAACGTTAACTGCCTATGTACCGTTAGACGTGAATAAATCTGAATTTGACAATCTTTGTCAAAAAGACTGGTATATGCCAGATAACTATAAAGATATAGACGTACTAGAATATCTTTATAAACGCTGCGACAATCACGTACAAGTTCAGCGTATGGCAGAAGAATTATCTGCCTACTTAGATCGTGATTTAGAAAATCTACTTAGGTACATGATCTATCTTGTGGATTTTATGCGAGAAAACAATATTGTTTGGGGAGTCGGTCGTGGTAGTAGTGTTGCTTCTTACGTTCTTTATCTTATTGGTATACATAAGATTGATTCGATAAAGTACGAGTTAGATTGGCGTGAATTCTTAAGATGAAAAACATTTATCTAGTACAAGTTGTTGATGCTTACGGACCTAATAAGTTTTTACCATTGGCAATTGCTTATCAATGGCTATACGCTCGCAATGAAAACTGGAATCTCAAAGACACACTTATTGAAAAAATACCTCCTACTGATTATGTAAAAACTATGGACAATCCTTCGATGGTTGCTATGAGTAGTTACGTATGGAATTGGGAATATAATCAAACACTGGCACGTGAAATTAAAAAATTATGGCCCAATTGTAAGATTGTTGTAGGCGGACCACAAATTCACAAACGTGATCCTGAGTTTTTTGACCGATATCCTATGTTTGATCTAGCAGTTCACGGAGAAGGAGAACGTGCCTTTAAAGAAATATTAGCAAGAGAGGACAACTACAACGACATTCCTCATGTGCAAACTCGCACTCACATGCCAAAAATGGCTGCTAGAGTTCTAGATATATCAGACATACCAAGTCCTATACTAGAAGGGTTTTATGAACCTATTATGGCCAATTATCCTGAAGATACTATGTGGCAAGTCACATTTGAAACACTAAGAGGCTGTCCTTATCATTGTGCGTTCTGTGATATCGGCGACGGTTACTGGAATAAACTAACACTGTTTGATATAAATCGTGTCAAAGCAGAAATTGACTGGATGGGTCGCAATAGAATAGAATATGTCAGTGTATGCGATAGCAATTGGGGATTACTAGAAAGAGACGTTGAAATAACACAATATGTTATTGACACTAAAAAGAAGTACGGTTATCCACGTTGGTGGGATGCTACTTGGGCTAAAAACAATGTCGATCGCAACTTTGAAATAGCAATGATGAATAAAGCAAACGGCGTTGACATATTCAAAGGTGTTACGTTTGCTATGCAAAGTTTTAACGACCCTACTCTTGAAGCCAGTGAACGTTTTAATATAAAAGAAAACGAAGTAAAGCATTACTTAGAACGTTATAAAGAAGAAAACATTCCAACGTACAGCGAACTTATATGGCCAATGCCTGAAGAAACTTACGAATCTCTTAAAACAGGCATACAAAAGTTAATCGACCTAGGGCAGGATAGTTTCTTAATGATACATCCACTGGTTATTACCAATAATGCCACAATGGGAGATCCTAAATATCAACAACGCTGGGGCATAAAAACTAAAACTGTTCCTCTTGATACATATTATCTAAGTACCAAGGACTTAAAAGACTATATTGTTGAATACACTGACGCTGTTTGCAGCACAAGAACTGTAGATTATGAAACCATGCTTGCTGGGCATATGTTTAGTTGGATCTCTATCCTAATGTATTATTATGGTTGGGGACATTATCTAACAAAATACATCTGTAAAGAAACTGGCTGCAAAGAAACTGATGTATTTGAAAATATATTGGAGTTTATTAAGCAGAATCCCGATACTATTTTACATAGTGAATATCAAGAAACACTTTCTCATTTAAAAAACACATTCGAAAGTCAAGGTTTTTGGGGTCGCAAGGTTTTAGGTGAAGACGATATCTATTGGGAATACAAAGGTGCTTCCAGTGTTGTGTTACACAAGAACACACGTAAGTTAGTTGATGATCTTGTTGCTTTTATGCGGCAGTATTACCCATCGTTACCAGCACTTCCATCTGTATTCTTAAACATACTAATGTGCAAAAACAATACAGCGCAGTATCCAATAATTCTCAATGATATAGACGCAGACTTAACAGAAAGTATGCTAGGAATACGTTCCAATGATTTAGTTATTGATCATGCGGACAAAGAACCTGTTGATAACAGAACCTTTTATCATAAGGCATATCATTGGAACCGTAAAGCAAGTTATTGGCGTTGCACTGTATCAGATGGAAATCTATCGGTTGACAATGATCATAAGTAATGTTATAAAGTAAGGAGATTATCATGACAATGAAACAACAAGGTCGTAAAATTTATAGAACGGCCAACGGTAAAAACGTTGATCTTGATCTCTTGATTAGTAGAAACGAACTAACTCCAGCAGTAGGAAATGCTAGAGTTAATGCTCGCGGAGACGAGTTAGGACCTGGCGGTAAAATAATTAGAAAAAAAGAAGATATTCTTCGAGATTATTATGCTAAGTCTACTGGCGTCAAAGAAGAAAATGTCAAGAGACAAGATGAAAAAGTAAACGAAGATATTACCGGTACAACTGCGGCGGAAGTAGCCGATTGGGAGGAAGACACTGATGGCAATTTTGTTAAAAAAGAACTTCCTACTGCTAATAAAACCACAACACGAAAAGGATAACTTATGGTTTTAAATATCAATACAATTAAAGGTAAATTGACTCCTATTAAGGATCATGTTATTGTAACTGATATGTTTTTTGGAGAACAAAAAACCAAGAGCGGATTGATTATCAAAGATGATGACGGCACTACACGTGGAATTTACCCACGCTGGGGTCGAGTTCATGCTAAAGGGCCTGAAAACAACGAAGATTATCAAGTTGGAGATTGGGTTCTAGTTGAACACGGACGTTGGACTAGAGCGTTTGACGTAGATGACGGCACTGGTAGCAAAGAACTAAGAATGATCGAAACTACTAGTATTGTTGGTTGGAGCAAAGAAAAGCCCAACGATGTAATATTTGGTAAAGAGTACGAAAACGGTGCAGGCGTGGATATACGCCCAGAAAATTTTATTAACAGATAAGAGGAAAATTTGACACAAGTCGACCTAAATAAATATCGTGATTTTGTTGCAGAAGTCACAAGCGGTCCTTCAAATGATCTCGAAGCCATGATTGTTAGGCTTCGCGAACTAAACGAAGTAGTTAATATTGCATTGCTAATGACTGGTAGTACTGGTATAGCAGCAGAAGGTGGCGAATTTGCCGAAATTGTTAAGAAATGTGTGTTTCAAGGCAAGCCAATGAACGACGAAACAGTTTTTCATATGAAACGCGAACTCGGAGACATTGCTTGGTATTGGGTTAATGCTTGTAGAGCAATTGGTATTGATCCAAATGAAGTGATTGCTGAAAACGTTCGCAAACTAGAAGCACGTTACCCAGGCGGACAATTTGATGTACAATATAGTGAGAATCGCAAAGTCGGCGATTTGTAAATTTTATAAAGGAAAAAACATGGAAGAATTTATTGGAGCAATTAAACTTGTTGCATTTAACTATGACCCAGAAGGCTTCATGGCCTGTGACGGTAGAATACTAAATATTTCTCAGTATCAAGCCCTCTTTGCATTGCTAGGATGTACTTTTGGCGGCGATGGAATAACTACTTTTGCATTGCCAAAACTAGAAAGTCCTTCTAAAGGACTACACTACATTATTTGTGTAAATGGTCTTTGGCCATCACGCCCATAAAAAACATTGACTCCTTGTTATTTTTGTGCTAGTATGCATAAGAGTAACAAGGAGTTTTTTTTATGGCCGTACATGGCATGATCGACCTAGAGACATTAGATGTCATTCCAACTGCAACAGTGCTTTCATTTGGTGCAGTTAAATTTAATCCACTTACCAACGACGAACCCTACGACGAACTTTACTTTAAGATTCTAGTAGACGATCAAGACCGTCTTGGTCGTACCAGCAGTGATAAAACCATTGAATGGTGGAGTCAACAAGATCCTGCCGTTATGGAAGAAGCATTTGATCAGACTGGTGCAGTTACAGTAGAAGAAGCACTGCGTCAACTTAACAAGTGGGCAGTCGGTGTTGACGAAATTTGGGGTCAAGGATATGGCTTCGATATTACAATGCTAGAAGACATGTATCGCAGCATAGGTAAACCTATTCCGTGGCAGTTTTGGCAAATTTCAGACGCTCGTACAATTACCAAACGTATGCCCAAGGATCCTCGCAAAGACATGCAAACCAATCTACACAACGCTCTTGCTGACGCTTACTTCCAAGCCAAGAGTGTACAAATTATCTTCAAACATCACGGATGGACAAAATAATGGGTAAACACATTAAAACTCAATTGGACTATGATATGATTGAACGTTTTGCTCGTGAAATCAAACGCCTTGATCCTGACAATACTGTTCTTAAACACTATACAGATATGAAAAACTTCGAAGGATCAGAACTGCGTAAAGCACTGTCGAAATGATATACTTTCACGTGATTTTAGGACAAAAACATATAGATTTAGTAAGGGCAAATTCTCCAGAAGATGCTATTAAAAAGGTAGAACTTATGTTTGGTCCTGCACGTTTGTATTCATCAAAACACATATACAAAGCAGTAGAAGATTAAATGACCACAGGAGTTAAGAATAATACGTTGGTATGATTGGGCAGTTGCTATTCTTGCAGCAGATTTGATGCTTGCTTTTAGTATAGCCAGCATAACTGGTGATAACGTTTGGATAAACATTTTAAACGGTCTACTAGCAGGATTTGTGTACTCTCTCTGGACTGTGGATTATTGCGATTTTAGAAAAAGACAAAAACATGGTAAGTAACGAAGAACTAGAGTCACCACTTAATGCTGTACAGCAACTTATGGCAATCACCGCAGAGGAATCTAGCGAACTTACGCAAGTATGCATGAAAATCATGCGAAAGTATACTACAATTGAAGAAATATACGGAGACAAGTATAGAGACTCACTGATTGAAGAAGCAGGTGATGTTCTATGCATGTTAGAACTGATGGTAGAACACGGACTCTTGACAAACGAAGAATTGGATGCTAGAGTAATTGTTAAGCGTAAAAAACTATCTATATGGAGCAATTTAATAAAATGAGTTCACCGCATAATACACATGGGTTTGAAGAAGAAAACGAACACGATGTTGTAGACAAAGTGTATGCCGAACTTACTCCTATGATCGATCCAAGTCCGATGGTTCGTTTTCTGCGTAATCGTGCGGGCGAAGAATATAAATTTAAATGTATGGACTCGATTGATTGGAAGATTGCAGACTATATTGAAGAACTTGAAAATAAATTAAAAAGGCTAGAACAATGAAAGAACTTTGGGTAGAAAAATACAGGCCAAACACAGTTGATGGTTATGTGTTTCGAGATGAAACACAACGATCGCAAGTATTGCAGTGGATCAATGAAAGAAGTATTCCTCATTTGCTGTTTAGTGGTAATGCAGGCATTGGTAAAACTACACTCGCAAAACTATTACTTAACGAATTAAAAGTTAATCCACTGGACATTCTAGAAGTAAACGGCAGTCGTCAAACTGGCGTAGACGAAATGCGTAATAGAATTACTGGCTTTTCACAGATGATTCCATTTGGTGATTTTAAAGTAATTCTACTAGACGAAGCAGACTATTTGTCAATCAACGCACAGGCTGCATTGCGTGGTATTATGGAAGAATACCATAATACAGTAAGATTTATTCTAACCTGTAACTATCCTAACAAAGTAATTCCAGCGATCCACAGTCGTTGTCAGAGTTTCCATATTGCAAAAACCGATCAAGTTGAGTTTACTGCTAGAGTTGCAGAAATTCTTCTTAGCGAAGACATTACATTTGATTTAGATGTACTTGATACTTATGTAAAAGCAACTTATCCTGACTTGCGTAAATGTATCAATATGGTACAACAAAACAGCACAGCAGGATCGTTAATCTCTGCAAGTCAGGGCGATTCCGGACAAGCCGATTGGAAAATACAAATGGTTGACTTGTTCAAAGAAGGTAAGATCTTTGAAGCACGTAAACTACTTTGCGGAACAATTCGTGCTGAAGAAATGGAAGATGTTTATCGGTGGTTGTATGACAATATTTCGTTGTTTGGAGACAACGAAAAGCAAGAGTCAGCAATCCTTATTATCAAACAAGGGCTTGTGGATCATACGCTGGTTGTGGATCCAGAAATTAACTTGGCAGCAACACTTATTAGGCTAGGAAGACTTTGAAATGAATAGAGTTTGGAAACACTTTTTAAAAAATATTGCATGGCCCGTTGGGTTTGTAGTGTATATTCTTTTTGTAACAGGAGGTGCACAGTATTTGAAGCACAATTACAGTGATTTTGCGGGACTTTTGTTTTTTGGTGTTACTTTTATTATTCCTGTTGTAGGTTGGCTAGTAAGAGATATGTGGCGTGATGCCAAAGAGAAAGTCGAAGAAGAAAATCGAGATATGATGCGTAGGATTAGAGGATAACATGATATACGCAATATTTGCCTGTGATGACAACTGGGGCATTGGTAAAAACAACAGTCTTCCGTGGCCGCATAACAGTGACGACTTAAAGTGGTTTAAAAACTGTACCAGTGAAAGTACTGTGGTAATGGGTAGAAAAACTTGGGAAAGTTTACCAGTTAAGCCGTTGCCAAAAAGAAATAACATAGTATGTTCCACAAATGATTTGTCTCATTTTCCAGGTGCAGATGCTGTTATGAACATAAACGCTATAACACAAGTATTGCCTCACATGTCAGACAAGTCCAAATGGATCATCGGTGGTGCTCAACTATTTGAAAGTTGCATAGACATCATTGACGAAATTTGGCTAAGTCGAATTGAAGGTACATATAATTGTGATACCTTTTTATCCAAAGATTTAGTCTTGACAAAATTTGAATTTTATGAGCATTACTTTGACGGCAAACTAACTACTGAAAAGTATAGAAGGAAAAACGATGAAGCAATATCATGATGCTCTAGAATATATTATGAACCACGGCAAGGATCGTGATGACCGCACTGGAGTAGGTACTCGAGGCGTGTTTGGTTATCAAATGCGTTTTGATTTGCGAGATAGTTTTCCAGCAGTAACTACAAAGAAACTTGCCTGGCGTAGCGTAGTTAGCGAACTGCTATGGTTCCTAGAAGGCAGTACCGACGAACGTAGACTTGCTGAAATTCACTATGAAAAACCGCGTGAAGAACTAGTAGATAAAACAACTATTTGGACTGCCAATGCAGACAAACAAGGTCGAAATCTTGGATACAAAAACAACGATACTGTTAAAGAACTTGGGCCAGTATACGGCCACCAATGGCGTAGTTGGGATGCTAAACTAGGATTTGTAGATCAAATTGCAAATGTTTTAGAAAACCTGCACAACGATCCTGATAGTAGACGTCATATTGTAAGTGCGTGGAACGCAGACATGATTGATGTTATGGCACTTCCTCCTTGTCATGCACTTTTTCAATTTCATGTACAAGATGGCGAACTAAGTTGTCAACTTTATCAACGCAGTGCTGATATGTTCTTAGGTGTGCCGTTTAATATTGCTAGTTACAGTTTGCTTACACATATGTTTGCCCAATTGCTGGAACTCAAGGTTGGTGACTTTGTTTGGACTGGCGGTGACTGTCACATCTATCAAAATCACGTCGATGCGGTAGAAGAACAACTGTCACGACAAATATATTCCGGCCCAGGACTAAAGATGCCATACTTTACAACACTTGATGAGTTAGTCAAAACAAAAGCCAGTGATTATGTTCTTGTAGATTATCGTTATCATGATACTATCAAGGCACCCATGGCAGTATGATGGGCGTTAACATGGGTTATCAACCCAGTCCTAGAGAAACAGTTGTTAAAAAATATGCGTATCTTCCGATAAAAACAACCAGAGGAAAATGGGTTTGGCTTGACGAGTTTTATGAGATTCAAACTCACTATGACGAAAACGGAAAACCTCCAATCAAGACACTTTATTGGAAATCTATATTAAATAAAAATGAATATTTAATTTGGCTTATAAAAAATCCAAAACCAAATACAATTCCACCGACGAGTGGAAAGAGAATATCTTATTAAAAGTAAAGGGCCCGTTAAGGCCCTTTACTATTATTCGTCTCCGTAAACTCTAAGAACTTCTTTAACGGCTTGATGTCGCTCAATATCTTTGTAGGCAAATTCACATACTTCGATACGTCTAGTCTCGGTGTCTTTTAAATGACCTATAAAGTCAATAAGTCCATTATCTTTAAGTCGGTCTGCTTGGGCCAAATCACCTGTAACAACCATCTTACTATTGTTACCAATTCGTGTTAGTAACATTTTCATTTGATTTGGTGTTGCGTTTTGCATTTCGTCTGCAATGATATAAGCATCTTTAAATGTTCTACCACGCATGTATGCAAGAGGTGATATTTCAATAACACCTTCCTGAATCATACCTTCGATTTCGTTAGCATAAAAATACTCTCTAAAAACGTCGAAGATAGGTCTAGTCCACGGTGCCATTTTTTCTTCTAGCGTACCTGGTAAGAATCCTAGATCCTCGTCTGCACTGACAGCAGGACGAGTTACAACAATGCGATCTACTTCACCTTCTAAAAACTTCTTTACGGCCACCTGGCAGGCTAACATAGTCTTACCGGTTCCCGCTGGACCAATACCAAAGACTATGTCTTTACCCGGATCCAACAGTGTTAACACGTAGTTTTCTTGGCTTTTATTTCGTGGAAGTATATCTACTGTACGATTCTTTTTTGGAAGGAAATTGTTAAATTTAACAACATTATTGGTGTTGTTAGTTGAAAAGTTTGCTTGCCTCTTAGCGGCTCTAGCTTTACCCATTAAGTCCTCCTATGGATTTGGAACACAGGGTTAGTTTCCTTTGCAGGAAACTTCCTCCCCTGCACACTTATTTAACCTTTGAGGCATAAAGAAAACCGCGCATATTGAACAGCAAAACGACTAAATAAGTATAGAAAAGAATAGGAAATACAATGGCAAACATTCTTGATTCCATAGATGTAATTAAAAACATCGAAAGCATGTACGAAAGCAATACTGCCTTCAATGTGTTAAAAGACTTTGAGCGTGTATTAGACGAACTCGATCTATATGTTTACAAAAATTGGGAAGATGGCGAGTTAGCTGAAGGTCCTATTATTGATCGTCACTGGGTTAGTGCAAAATTCTTTTGGTCTGCTGATCAAATGCCAGATCCAATGGGTGGCAAGCGTCTCCTAGATTACGACTGCAAAGTATTTTATCAGAAATCTTACATCATTAAACCAAGAACTGTAATGGATCCTGACGATTTTCGTCCTGGTACTAAAAAAGGCAAACTCGAAAGACATCCAATATGGATTGTAGAAATACGTATGCCAAAAAAACTATTGTCTGATATGTATAATACAGAGATAGAAGATTCGGAAGTTGAGGATATGGCGCAAGAAAATCCTGAGCAAACTGCAATGGCACAGGATACTCCGCCAGAAGCACAAGATCAGATCGCACCAGCAGGAGAGGTTGGAATATAATGGGACTTAAAGAAGGCGATTTGGTAGATTTAGTCTACAGAATCATTGAAATCGATTCTTATAAAAGTAAAATGGGCAGCGACGAAGATATCGTTGTTGTAAGTTTCACTGTAAACGAAGAACAACCTGCTAGAGATTTATCTGACTTTATCGAAAAAGGTTATAGTTTTGTACTGGATGCAGATGTTTCGCCAGGTGAACTAGAAGACGGTATGTATCGTGTGTTTGTTGAAATCGAAAGAGACAACAGTGTTCCAGAACAAATCATGGAACTAATGGATGGTATTACAAAACTAACTGCTAAGAAAAATTGGAAATTTAGATACTACAGAGGATTTCGCAGTCAGCCGTTGACTGTTGAAAACCTAGCAGCAGAAATACCACTGGATACAGATTCGTACAATCAAACAGTTACAGAATCTAATATGAACAACTTTAAAAATTTCTTTAACAAAAGTTACTTGGATTCTATCGAGTTAACCGAAGATGAAGAATTAATTATTAAAAAAGTGTTTGCAGATCCTATTGGATTTAAAGTTAAGGATTTCGGAAATACCGTGCAAGTTAACGAAAGTATTAAAGAAAAAATAAATATTAACGATTATGCAGAGATACTTTTTCTTACAAAATACGTAGGCGATTACAATGTTACAAAATATGGTAATACTATACTAACCTTCGAAAATGCTGGACATACATTAGTTTTAGAAAGAATTTAATGGAATCTATCGATAAGCGTTGCAATAATTGCGGAAGATCTGCACATTGTGGCATTAGTTTGTGGGAAGATTATAGAGACAGCGATAGTCTAAGACTATTTGGTCAAATGAAAGTGTGCGACAACTGCCAATGTCGCGAGTGTCAAGAAAGGAATTTACTATGGGCGCAGAAGACTTAAAGTTCAAATTTACAGTTGAACAAGTAAAACAAATTTTAAAAGGAAATCCGGATGCCGAAAAGTGGCATGCCGCAATGATAGAGATATTTCCTAAGTACGAAATTAACACAATCGAGCGTGTTGCAGGATTTATGGCTCAGTGTGCTCACGAGTCAGGTAACTTCAAGATGCTCGAAGAGAATTTGAATTATAGAGAAGAAACTCTGTTAAAAATATTCCCTCGCTATTTTGGTCCAGGCAAGCGTAACGCAAAAGAGTATGCTAAAAACCCAGAGATGATTGCTAACTATGTTTACATGGACGAGTTCAGAACTTCCAAGATGGGCAACGTAAAAGAAGGCGACGGATGGAGATTCCGTGGTCGTGGTCTAAAGCAACTTACT